TGAGTCCAAATATCAACAATCGCAAATACTCTTAATTTTCCTGCTGCTTCTTCCTTAAATGCTAATTTTCCTAGAGCAATATCATCAAATGATGTAACTGAATGATTAACTTTAACAGTTAAACTTTCATAATTGGTCAAAAGACCATACATAAAATTAATGGCATTGTCTAGTAATTTAAACAATTTAAAGGACGAAGTCATCAGGCAGTATGATTTAATAGAATCATATATTTCCGGATACTTAGCTATAGCTATTGCATCAGTCAAAATGGCTGATATTGCAACGTTACAGTTAGGACCCGATGCGAGTGAACGATGTAATTCTTCCGCACGCAATTCTTTAATATCACGATTTAACTTATTATTTTTAATAATAAAATCAGATACTTCTGAAATTGCAAGTAGAGTTTCCATATTTCCAGTCCATTTATCAGTAATCGTACTAAGATTTACTTTATAAGGAGTTTTAATAACTCTATAAATACTTAGTAAAGATAACCATAATCTTATAGTACTAGGACATCCTGCTCTTATAGCAGAACGATCTTTCGTACCAATAAATTTAGGTAATCCATTGATTAACTGTGGAAAAGGATAATTTGGCTCTATTTCTCGGAGAGATTTAAAGGGTTGAGATGATAGTTTACGCTGCACAGCCATATGGCAAGCCTTCAGATACTTAACAGTATATGTCGGTCCATGATGATTGTGTACAGATAGTATATACAACAGAAACTTATTAAAAGCTCTTAATCGAGGCGAAATTCTAACTTTAGAAGTTGTCACGGAAATTACTTTCCAAGCAACCTTTCTTAAAGTTGTGATTAATTCTTTTGAATTAGTCAGCGATAACATAGACGGAAGTAACCCTGTTAACCGACTCTTAATTCGTTTATTTAATGATAATAGTTTTGACATTATTGTTATTATTTAAATGATATAAAAGGGGAGGTTGCAGGATTCGACCATCTACTTACTTATTCCTTTAAAAGGGAGTTAGTTAATAGAAGGTGCCACCTCGACTGGTATTGATGTACTAGGTACAGAGCAACGAAACAGTCATACCTTCGGGGAAAGGATTTATTAGATTTGGAGTAATATCCA